GCTTACACCGCTTCCAGAGTATCCGCTATACCCTGACATACCATCTTGACCAGAAAATCCGCTATAACCGCTATAACCAGATTGTCCATCAAATCCAGAAATACCATTTTTCCCGGAATAACCGCTAAAACCCGATTGACCAGAATATCCAGAAGTTCCACTAAATCCAGATGGACCAAAGTAGCCTTGATTTACAGCAAGAGTGATCTCATTACCAATAGCTACTTCTACATTGATTGATTCGCCACTAGCATTAGTAACAGTTAATTCAGCCATGACGATTCCTTAGTTATTTACAATTGCATCAGATCGCACAATGAATAGCAAAAAGATAATTAGATCATTTGCCGGATTGCTTCCGCTGGCAGGAAAACTAATTTTAATTCGACCAGAGTAACCAGCACCATTGATGTAGGCAATGTCTAAATCAGGGTCATTTGCTACTAAATCCCATGCAGTTTCATCAATAACAAGGGTAAAAAAGCCATTAGCTTCATTTAAATTGACAATGCTTAAAGTTACTGGAGTTGGGGTTGGGGTGTAATCGCTAATATCAAAAGATAAACCATAGCGGGTATCTTTAACATTGGATAATTTTCTGCGAATAATCTGTGCATCAATAGTTGTGCCAGTTAAATCCAAAGGAGTTCCATTGTTGGCTAAACTAAGATTCCAAAAAGTCTTTTGGTTATATACAAGTTCGCCAGCAATAATTTGATTGTCAAATCCCGATACCTGAGTTAAGGTATTTTTGTTAAAGACTGTCATGATTTTTCCATTTCTCGGTTAATGGCAAGTGGCACTCCACTTAGCCTCAAATCATGTCTTATTTTTTTGTTATTTTACCTTAATACTTTCCTTCAGCAAATACATTTACAAATACTGTGCCATCTTCTAATGCTTCTATTTCATGCCATTCGTTAGCTGGAAGGTTTAAAGGTTGGCTATCTTTATTGATTGTGTAGCTACGACCTTCAAGACTTATTAAACAAGAACCAGCATTGCACATAGTTGCGTGAGAGTAAGTATGTCGATGGTGTGGCAAACCCTGTCCTTTATCTGCATGGTAAACATTTAATTGAGCACCATCATAAGTAAAAGAATGTCTAGGGGCTGAAGTTTTCATATTTATGCAGTTTGAGTGCCAGTAGTAGTTGGCTGTGGTTTAACTTGTGCCGCTAATGCTTCTGCCTCATCTTGTGTTGTTTTAGCATCATCCCATTTAGTCAATGCCGTAATAGCCCAATCAGGTAAGGATGTTAAAGATTCGTTTTGTGGCTTTGTGCCATCATCATTGTCTTTAAATTCAATCCAACCAATATTAGTAGTATCGTTAAATTGAACTGCATGGACATTTGTAGGTGTTGAGGATAAGTCTAAATTGCTATAAGAAACACCATCCTTATATACTGCACCATCTTCTACAATAATAGTAATTTTCATATTAACCTTCCAAAATCATTGTTTGTGTTTGTTGTGGAATACCAGCAGTTGCTAATAAAATTCTTTGGCTTGCGTCATTTGCTTTAACCATTTCATTTCTAAATGATTCAATAGCCGCACCAGTTGAATGTTGTTGCCTTGCGTTTTCAATTAGCATCATTGGCATCATAGACATAGCACAACCCCAGTCTTTTAATGCTTCACCAGTATTAGGATGTGTCCCATGAATTTCAATAAACCAAGCACAATCTAATTGTTTACAAGGCTCAAACTTATTTAATGGGCAGTTATTTTTAGGTTCAATTTTCATTAGTTTTTACTACAAATAATAATGTTTGCATATTGTACATTAAGTGTAACTGCTGAAGATGATGCAGAACCTGAAATTGAATGAGTATGTGACCCGCCACCACCAGTACTTGTAGTTGCTGTTCCGTTTGCAAGAGGTGCAGGAGCACAAGCACTTGCTCCTCCTGATCCAGTATATCCAGCCGATGTATTGGTGTAATTATGACTATGACTAGGCATTTGTGTGCTAGAAAGAGTTGTTGCTCCTGCACTTAAACCACTCACATTAATAGTTGGCGTTTGGTTAGAGAATACTGTGCTAAATGCAGTTGAACCACCCGTTGTTCCACCAGTACCAGATACAATTCTTAAAGCGTAATCATTAAGTGTTGTTACTTGTGTCCAACCAGTAGGTGCGGCTGATTGATAAAACAGCATTACTGAGCCTGTTGGAATATCTACACCAACACCAGCTTGCAATCCAGCGGCAGAAACTTGACCTGATGTATTTAAGTTATTAGCAAAGTTAGCTAAATTGAGTGCTTGTGTCATATTAAACTGCTCCAGTTCTTGCAAAAGTTTGTTGGACTAAGATATTCAAAATTGTTGTTGGTGCTGTAGTTAAGGTATAAGTGCCAGTTCCAATAGTGTAATCAGTCCCTTGCAACAATAATACCCCATTATTATATAAGTTAAATGCCTGTGAATTAAAGCTGAATGGATAAATAGTTTGTCCAATAACAGTATAAGTATCCACATTTACTGGAGTTCCATTGGCTACCCCAAGGTTGTTTGGTGTCCATTGGATTACTTGAAGATCACCAGATACATTCTGAATAAAATTAATAGTTTGACCAGATAAATTGTAATCTTGGGCATTTACTACAGTTCCATTTAAGAAAAGCAATTCAAATCCATCATTTAGGGTAAACCCTGATGCTGTATAAGCCGCTTGATTGCTTAAAGTATCTGAATTTCGGCTAAATGAAGCATAAACCCCAATAGATGAATTGACTGATCTAAATGCAATAATGGTTACAATATCCCCGGCATTTGCCCCAGTTGTCAAAGTTACATTGCCTGTAGAACCAGCGGTATCTGTATATTCCGATGGATCAAGCAAAAGTCCATTTTGTAGGACAAAACATTGCCCAGAAATATAAGTTGATGCTCTAGTCTGATGGAATACAGTTTGCCCGGCAGTAGCAATAAAATTGGTTTCTGTATAGTCGAAATCATCTGGGGTTTCAAATCCAACCACCCGACCATAAATATCAATTGTCAAAGTAGCTACAGAAGCAGTCTTTGTATAAGGACCACCAAAATCTAGATATTCTTGAAGGGAAGCGATAATATTGCCATCAGTATTATTAGTAATGGCTACCTGACCAGTTCCCACAGTTGTAGTTCCTGTTTGAATAAGCTGACCAGTTCTTAAATCTAAATCGATAATGTTTGTGCCATCTGGTAATGCCGCCCAAATAGATGGATCAAAAGTTACTGTTTGAGTAGGTACAAAAGATGCAGTACCAGCCGCAAAAGCCGCAAAACCTTCATCAAAACTAAACTTTCTGCCTGTTCTGTTTGTATAAAGCAAATATTCAGTAGTTCCAAAATTTACTCTAGGCTGATACCAAGTGTAATTAGATGCAGTTGTGCTAGGCGCTGTTCCAGATTGATTAAACAAACCATAATAGGCTTTACCCCTTGGGTTTAGGCTAAACCCGCCACCAGAAGCATCATCAGCATAAGCCACAGATAAGTATCTTTGACTGTATTGGAAAGTTGTTGGTCGCCATTGAAATACTGAACTAGCCGGGCTATAAATAGAAGTTGCAATGCTATTAACCATTCTAGTAAAGAAATACCAATTACCAGCGGGTATATTTGTTAATGTTACCGCTGGAAGAATTGTTGAATTTCCATAAGGAGTTCCATTGGATTGAATTTCTGTAGTCCCGGAAAAGATAAGTTGAGCGGTAGAAGGGGTGCTATACGCTGAATACCATACTTCTGCATATTGAGTAACACCCGCAGAACTTGATTCAATACTTACTTGAAATGATGGATTTGCGGCAGTAGGCTGACTACTAATAACTGTAGGGGCATATAAAGTACCAAAAACATTTGGATTTGATAATCCTGTATTTGGTGGTGGTGTGTATTGAGTAATGCTTGTGTCATTGTATATATTAGGATCATATTCTTGTAAGTTTAAATCTACAGTAATAGAACCATCAGACAAAAAGTTTTGATTAACTTGCATTATTCTAAATAGTTTTGCAGTCCAACCATAATTTGCATTTGTAACAGTTACAATATCACCCGCTTCCAATTCCAACCCAATATAATTAATAGTTGCTTTTATGGATAAATCTAATCTTGCCGCTTTTAAAAATCTTGTGGCTAATAATTGTGCTTGAACATTATTATCAACTAATGGCAATTTAATAGTCTGACTATTGGTTGGCTCATTTGGATAAAGCAAAGAAGGATTAATAACTGCTAAATCAACAGTTGCAGTATTAAAAGAACTATTTAATGTTATATCTGGAAATTGACATTGTGCAATATTATACACATTAGAAATATCCATAGTTATTACACTAATTGCACCAGTTATATTGCTATTATTAATATCCATAACAACAGAATATGAAGGAGTTTGAACTATTACACTCCAAATACCATATATTTCATTGTATTTTAATAAGCAATCGCAACTACTTGTAATATCTTGCAAAATAGATAAGACATTAGATTTATTATCAATTACTCCATTTAATTTAAATCTAGGCTGAGTAGCCGAACCGCCAGTATAAGGAGTAAAAGTAATTGTTTCATTACAATAAGTATTTAATGCTGTAAGACTTGCAGTATCTATTTGACTTGCTGGTATTGCCGCACCATATACTGTGTTAGTCAAATAATCATAAATTACATCTCCAGCAGAATTTCTAGAGTTTGTAATTTGAAATTGTGTTTGACCCAAGGATGTCATTCTTGCGCCTTGATTATAAGTAATATGAATAACTGCAAATGCAGTATTAGTCATTAACTTAGAACTATCCCATTGATAAGTTAATCCACTTGCTTGCAATAAAGTTATTGCTGAAATTGAAGAATTTTGTGGCGCATTAGAACCATTAGAATAAGTATAAATACTTAAATAACCATCACAGCTTGTATCTGTAATTCCTGTAGATGGGTCAATTAAACCAGTTACAGAAGTGCCGCTAAATACACATTTTTTGCCTTGATAATAAATATCACCAATAGTTATAGAATCTGTGCCATTGCCAGTTACTTCACATAAAGACAATACAAAATACAAATCTTGGTTATCTGATGTAATTGTTAAATCTGTAATTATTCCACCAACATAACCAGTACCATAAACTACTGGAAGTTTATTATCTGTTGCTGGTGGAACTTGTAAAGTAGTTCCAGTATTTAATTTGGTATCATTTGCTGAAAAAGGACTTGGTGCTGGTGTTAGTGAAGAAATAACAGAAGAAGCAAACATTGTTGCCCCCATAATAACTAATGATGGTTGTTCTGTAAAAATACCAACAACAATTAAAACCGCACCGACTATGTATCCAAGTATGCCGCCCATTATGTTTTCCCAAATGGATATGTTAATGTTGAAATTACAGCCACTCTATTCATAGAAGTATCGCCAGCATTGAAGAATTGCCAACTAGGATCATTAGTAAANCTACCAGCAATTCTGCTTTGAAGAATCATTTGAATATTGGCGGCAGATAGAGTAATTGCCCCAACATACATTCTTACTTCTTCCATCCATTGTTCGCTAATATTGAATGAATTAATAAACCCATAAAAATATTGATATAAACCGCCAGAACCGCCTGTTGTAATTAATTGATTGTTGGTATCAAAAAACCCTTTCCACATGGTAATTTGAGAACCTTTAAAATCAAGATTTAAAACTGCGCCCAATAATGCTGTATCTAAACCAACAATGGTTACAGTAGTTTGGTTAGCTGTCGATTTAATATCTCTTTGAATCTTACCAATGCCAACCAATGCCCCTAAAGCATCAAAAGGCTGGCTATCAACAGCGGGTATAGTTAATTTAACTGGTGCAGTAGAAAATCTATAAGTAGCAGATGGAGTAACAATTCTTACAAAATCTGAATATCTTATATTGTTTGTCCCTTCAATTGGGATTATTGTTGTACTCATGTTACTGCCTCAATTGCTTGAAAGTTACCTGACCATTGAATAAAAGAATCATTGGTCATTGGCACTAAATTATAAGTTGGATAGAGTTGCAATATAACTGGAAAAGTTACACCAGCATAAGTAGAGCCACCCATGCTAATGGTAGTTCCATACTGTCCTATAACAGCATTTTGAACAGAAGTTAAAGCTGTAAGAATAGTGCGATGAACTGGAATAGTAACTGTAGTTCCTGATCCTCTTAAAACATCAGTAGTGGCAATATAAGCATAGCTATCCATTTGACAAAAATCGCCAGCTTTAACAATATAAAGAGTAGATGAAATGCTAGGTAAATTTCCTAATACAAGGTTTGTTCCTGTAGAACTTGTTTGCCATTGGCAAGTAGCAATTTGACCAGATGTCATATCACCTTGATAAGCAATATAATTTACCCATCCAGTAGAAGCAAAATTAAGATATTGAGTTAATGATCGATCATATTTTCTTAAATTAGCTAATAAGGCTCTATTTTGGCTATATAAAAGATATGCCATTGGCTTCATTGTAAATTGAAATGGAACTACTGTTAATACTTCGCTAGTAACAATTCTTTCATTTCTAGAAAGAATTTGTCCAACAAATCGATGATCATTAATCATTATTGATTCAGAAACAGCAAGTATGGTTGTTAAATTAGGCATAATTATCTACTTTGCGGTAATGATCTTTGTGCCGCTTGATTTGCCGCCCAAATTGAATTTTGATTTTTAGCAATAAATTGCAATGCTGATTGAGTATCAATAGCTGACATATTAGCAATATATGGACCATTATAGGTAACACCGCCACCACTTGATGCAGAACCTAATTGATTGTTTGGAATAACAGTTGATGATCCAGCTGGTCTAATGAACTCTGGTCCATTTTCTCCTACTAAAGTTGCTTGCCCTGCTGGAATATCCCCGCCACCAGCCGCAGTCATAAAATCGGCAGAATAAGCACCGCCGGGAGTTGATGCACCACCAGCAAATAAACCACCACCCAAAGCATTACCAATACCAGTAATGGCTTTCATCATTAACATTCTGGCTTCAATCTTCATAATATCTTGAATAATACTTAATGCAAATTGAGAAAAATTAAATTTACCAGTAGTAATAAAAGTATCCAATGCATTAGTCATTGAGCCAGTAACAGATGAAAATAGTTGTTCTGCTTCTTTGGCAGAATTATATGCATCTTCTTTAAATTGATCCCAAGCAGTTTTCCAACCAAAACTAAATGTTCTTTGGAAATCAATAGTAGCTTGAACTTGATCTTTAGCGCTTGTAATATAAGTATCTCTTAAACTTAAAATGGCGGCTTTCTGTTTTTCATATTCTGCTATTAA